TTTACCACCAATTGATTTACCTAATTCTTCTTCGCTTATGCCACTGGCCATTAGCGAGTCCATCTTGTACTTTTCAGCTTGTGTTTTTGCCTGCGCTGGCGCAAACTTTTCTTCGTGTTGTTTAATGTAGTATTGTCTTACCTTCTCATCATCCCCACCGAATTGTTTTAAATTCTTCATCTGAGGATTCATCTTCATCAACGTGTCGGCACGTTTTAATTTATCTTCACGTCTACCAGCAAGATTACCAAAGAAACTATCATCCTTCATTCCAAATACGGATTTACCTAAACCACGTACACTTCCCAACTTATACTTTAACGAATCTTGATCGAAGGGGTCTCGTTTTCCATCAGATCCTTTTCGTCCTAGCAGTCCATCTTTAAATTGATCTTTTACGGTTCTCTGATCAAATGTGCCACCTTGCTTATAATTTACTTCACCTGCTCCACTAGATTTAATGCCACCACCACGAACAGCTAATGCTAATTTTTCCAAATTGGTTGCTAGTTTCTCACTAGTCTTAACCAATTTCTCATTCACATCAAGCGACTTCTTTTCCAGTTCTTTTGACTGTTGATCAACTTGAGATGTGCCTGATGAGTCACGATATTGACTCATTGGAATAATTTTTGCTAGGTTTGCCATTTATCTTTTACTCGCTAATCTTTGTTTTTCTTCTTCTAGGTATTGAAGCAACATCGTAACATATATGTCTCTCTCAAATGGAATCATATTTTCAATCTCAGCCAAGGAATACTTATGGTATTGCATGAGAGAAAAGTTCATTTTATAAAAGTTTCCCAAATCCTCATGACTGAGATTAATTAAAAAAAACTTTCAACACCCTCCAAGGTTCTATTGTTTTCTTTTTCACAAACAGGGCACTTAAATGTCACACTGTGTTTTAGTTTTGGCATCGTATCAAAAAAGATTTCAATTTTCTTGAACTGTTGTTGCGTCAAACTATTTAAAAAGTCTGTCATCTCTTGCTTGGTTTGTTCTTTTGCATGAAACACTTCTTCATCATTATACACATAATCAATGCAGTCAGCAACCACATCAAAAATTGCTTCGATATTACCATTACGCAAACTCTCAAGAGCAATGAGAGTGGTAATATTTGGATACTTCATCATAATTCCAAGACCATTGTGTAGATCAACCTTTAAGGTATGATCTTTTACACCATGTACTTCAATTTTACTAATGTCTATTTGTTGTTGAGACTTTGCTTTTTCGTCATCGCAGGTGTCGCAGTAAAATAGAAGATCGACATACTCACCGACAGATTTAGAGCGTAACTGTGTGAAGATAAATTCTAAGTCAAAGATTGCCAATGCATCAACATCTATTGGTTCTTTAACACAAGAAGAAACAATTTCCTTCAATGTGTCAACCATAATGTTTATGTCTGCGCTTTGTTGCGCCAGCAATAATGCCTTTTCTTCTTTCACAAGAAAGGGTCTAATCTTAATTTCCTTCTGCGTTGAGGGAATTTTAATTGTGTATATCGGTGTCTGTATAATAGGTAAAGCCATGTTCTTAATCTCCTTTAGTCATATTCTTAATTAACTTATTCAACTCAGTAGTACTTCCAACAAAAATTGCGTTATTGTTGGTTATCTGTTTCGACTTTTCTTTTTCTACAGGATCATCTAGTTTTTGTTTCTGTTTATGTAGATCCATCAATTGCTGGTTTGCGTCGACCAACTGTTTCATTAAATTCCCAACTACTTCGAATGCTCTTGGGTGTTCAGATTGTTTGGCAATTTCTAAGGCACTTACCAAGGCTTCGTGCCCTTGTTTAAGTAGCGCTTGAATGTTACCTCTCGTTAAAGTATAATCATCTTCAACTTTTTCATTAGATGGTTTTATTATTTCTCCATCTTGTGTTATAATTTCTGTTTTCATTGTACTCTCAATGTCAAAAACTTCATTTAATTTATCATCCATTTTCATAATTAAATTGTATTCCCTCTCACACCTAAACGAAGTGAACCATCAGGATCAGCAGGATCTAACCCTCTTGCTCTCATCTCTCTAACATATTCTGACTCAGAAGATTGACGAGATTGCGATGATGGTGATATGTTTGCTGCAACCTGCGGTATAATAACCTCGCCAGGAGATAGAGCAGGGTCGGATTCTATTGCTGATTGTTTTTGTGCCACTGCTGCTTTTCCAAAGTTTAGAATTTCATAATATCTATATTGCATCTGCACCTGTAGCCTCATAACATCTTTGGCTTCATATGATAACTGTATTGCGCTAATTTGTTTTGGGTAACATTCAAATAGTTTAACACCATACGTTCTATTGTTTTCACTATCCAATGTGACTACTGTCATATCAACTGTGTAATCTTTGTAGTAGGAGAATGTTCTTGTCTTTGTGTTTTGAATGTTCGATGCCCACGAATCAAAAAATCCCTTAATCCACATATCTCTGTCGCAATAAAATGTCAACTGAAGTGGATCAAAAATTCTTTCGTATGGAATCTCTCTAAATTCACCGAATGTTCTTGATTGTGTTGATGTATATGAGAGACCAGGAAGAGATGCCTGTTCGCAGTACAATAACATTGTTCTCCAATTACTATCCTCTTTATACTGCGTGTCCTTTAGAACTTTTGGCTTTGCGATAGTAACCTCAAACTTAGAAGGCTTCGCTAGTCCCGATACCTTTATCGCTGAAATGAATTCGTTTAGCGTGCTCATCTTGTTTTCCTTATAGAGTCTGCCCAGACTGTTTCTTTTTTAGCCCCAACGAATCTTTCAACAGGTAACATCATTGCAGTTGACCAGTCGCTTGCTGGTACAAACTTAAACTGAGATTTAACGTGATTGTCTAGGTAGTGTTTTATACAAGGTTTCGCAAGATTAAACTTAGATAGACCAGAGATTGTTTCCCATGAATATCTTATTCTTGTTGTCTCATCTAATTTACTGTTAGACGCAAACATCATTAGACGATCTAATAATCTAACACGCAGTTGGTAGGGTAAATAATGCATGTTTAAACCCATGAACCCACCTGGAATTTTTTGATATGGAAAAACCAGTGGGAATAGGTCGTAGTATGGTAACGTATCTTTTGTCTTTGGGTCATATAAAAACATGAACAGTTTTCCTGGAGCAATTTTACCTTTTAATCTATCAGCCTCATTGTTCATAACCTTGTTGGGTGTGAGGAATCGCTGCTTTCCAGATAAAAGCAATGCCTGTTGTTCGTACCAAGTTTTAGATTTTCCCGCAATATTTGGGTCCATTCTAAACTTGTCGAACAGGGATTGGAATGATTCGTTTTTAGCCATATTGTATATTTATCTAGTTTGTGACAGCCCAAGTTCATATTCAGTAATTATCTTAAAATGCCATCCTCTGTCTTTGGCATAAGAATCGGCAGCTTTCCACTTGGCTTGATTTATGACAAAGGTGGAAGATTCTGTAAGATATCGTTTAGTTTGTCTCCCAGGATAACTTGGGGGCTGTGTTTGGTTATAAGGTTTTACCTCAACCAAATAGGTTGAGAGTTTCCCTGTTTTATCTCTTGCCTGAATCCTAAAATCTATAAAATACCGATGAACCTTGTCATCAATGGGCGATCTATAAGGAACAACTGTTTCCTCTGAAGACCACTTTATAATAGACGTGCTTCGATCACACCATGAGGCGAATCTGGTTTCCCAGCTCGATCTCATAATGATATTGGTTGGGTCACCATCATATTTTTCTGGATTCGATGGTTTATATTTTCTCTTGTGAAACATAACTAAATAATAGAAGGCTTACCTTATTTAACATATTTAGTTAGAGAATCCAGATGGCAAATCAAGAAAACCCGACAGAAACCCTATTTACTTCTGCCGATGGCAGCAAGTACAATATAGATAAACTTACTTATCCACTAGACTTAGTAGGAAACTACTCCGAGTATGGAGAGAGTATGATCCTGTTTAACATCAATGTGTTAGAGGAATCAAAGTTGGGTAAGGGTCCAGAAGACACTTTTGTGAAAGATTTTACCCCAAGTGTTCAAAGTGAATTGAGAGCTGCTAATTATGATGCTCTGCGAGCTACTGGTGCATTTGTAGCAGCAGGTGCGATTACAGGTTCAGGAGTTAGTAGTTTTGCTGGTGGAAATACCGCAGGTGGCGCTATTCTTGGCGGTGGTGTAAATGCTGTAGCTGGTCTATCAGTATTACCACAGAGTGGTAAATTTACAAGACCTGTTAAGCGTTTAAAAACAGCCATTGCTTTACATATGCCAAATCAATTGCAAATTAGATATGGAATGAATTGGCAGGACAAAGAGATGTTAACAGAAACAGCAATGATTGAAGCAGCGAATCTAACAACACTTGCTGGTGCTCTCGCTGGTGGTGCCGTCGCAAAGGGACTTGGTAACAGTGTAGCAAGTGGCGCAGCAATTGGTGCTGGTATTGGCGCAACTATCGCTAATCCTACAGTTACTGCAGCTTTAGCACTTCAAAGTGTTCCTGGTGGCGAACTGATGCAAGCGGGTACGGGGATGGCAGTAAACCCCAAGAAAGAACAGACATTTAAAGGTGTTGATTTTAGAACATTCAACATTAACTATGAATTTTATCCAAGAGACGCAGATGAAGCAAGAAACGTATTAAATATCATCTACCAATTTAAGTACCACATGCATCCAGAATATAAAGATGGTACTACGTTCTTGTTTGTGTATCCATCAGAATTTGATGTATTCTACTATAAGGGTAAGGGTTTAAATAAATCAATCCATAAACACACCTCATGTGTGTTGGCTGACATGACTATTAACTATACGCCAAATGGACAATTCGCAACATTCGCAGATGGGACACCAACTCAAATCAATATTCAATTGACAT